CGTTAACATTGCTGCCGGCGATACCACCATTTCTGCTTCAACTGTATTTACTGTTGTTGCTCTTTCTGGTTGGGAACTTCCTGCTGGTGCTGTTGCTAGTTGGACTTTCGCTCCGTAACATAGAAATTACAATGGGGGAGAACGTAAAAGTTCTCCCCCATTGTACTATACAGTTAGGCATACTATGAACCAGAAATCTGATCTTCCAAATGTTTATGACTTTGGTGATACTTTTAACTATGCAGTATGGACTAAAGATACTGCTCTAACTTTTGTTAACGTTCGTTGGAATAACGATTATAGAGACGTTGTTAAGTTTAACGATAAAGCGGCTCTCAATACTTATATTGATGCTCAGGAAACTATTAGCGGCATTAGAATTAACAATCTTTCTTACATTAAGCCTAATACTCCTATTCGTATTGATGTACCCTTTAACGCTGCTTACAAGTATAATTATCTAAGAGCTTCTAATCCTGTTCAGCCTTTTGCTACGGATGTTCTTAAAGACTTTTATTACTTTATTACTGATGTTAGGTATATTGCTCCTAACACTACTGAAATTGTTGTTCAACTTGATATTTTCCAGACGTTTATTTATGATGTTACTTTTGGTAATTGTTATATTGAGCGTGGACATATTGGTATTGCCAATGAAAATGCTTTTGATAACTTTGGTAGAGATTATCTTACTGTTCCTGAAGGATTAGATATTGGTGGCGAGTATGTTCAAGTTGCTCGTAAAACTGATAAAATATTTGACATGAGTACAATGGATATTCTTGTTGCTTCTACTGTTGAATTTAATGATACTGGTGATGTTACTAACCCTGTATTAAAAAGTTCTATTGGTTCTAAAGTTCAGGGTATGCCGTCTGGGGCATCTTATTATGTTTTTAGATCAATTGATGAATTTACTACTTTTCTAGATGCTTATAAAGATTTCCCTTGGATTACACAAGGGATTATTTCTATTACTGCAATTCCTGATATTTCTAGGTATCATCTTTATGCTTCTCCTAGAACTAGTGCGCATGGTATTACTTTCTATCGCATTGGTGGTTTTGGTGAAAGTGTTGGTACTGGTAAGTATACTTCTTTGTATGCTGATTGGCGTAATGATACTACTCTTTTAAATGAAATTCCTCTTCGTTATAGGCACCTTAAAAAGTTGTTTACTTATCCTTATATGGTTATTGAAATGACTACTTGGTCTGCTACTCCTATTGTTATTAAGCCTGAATCTTGGGCTGATGATGATGCTACTATTAACGAAAAAATTTCTATGTTGCCGCCTAATCAGAAAATTGTTATTTATCCTAGGCGCTATAATGCTAAAGCTGATTCTACTATCGTTCAAAATGGTCTTAGTGGTTCTGTTGAATTTGGTGGGCCTACTGTTGCTTGGACTGAGTATTATGATGATGGTGGTGAGTATCTTGATATGGCTACCATTATTAGTAACTTCCCTACTATGGCTCTAATTAATAATATGGCTATTGGTTATATGGCTGCTAATGCTCATGGTATTGCTTTTCAAAGTAGTAGTGCTGATTGGGTTCAGCAAAGAGCTCTTGCTGGAAATCAAACTAGCTACGATCAGCAAAGTAGTGCTATTAATACTTCTGAAAATGTTAATAGGCTGCAACGCGCTGGAATGGGTGCAAGTGTTGCTAGTAATCAGCTTGCTCTTTTGCAGGGTACTGCTGCTCAAGGTGCTGCTAGTGTTATTGGTGGAGCTTTGTCTAATCCTCTTAGTGGTCTTGCTGGTGGTGTTAAAGATCAAATTATGGGTGGCGTAATGGCTGGAATTAGTGTTGATCAAAGTAATAGGCAAAACACTATTGATCAGACTGTTTCCAATTATAGTAATCAAGCTCAAAATCAGCAGGCTGGTTATGTTAGAGATACTAATAAGTCTCTTGCTGACTGGGCTGCTCGTGGAGATTATGCTAATGCTATTGGCGCTATTAATGCTAAAGTTCAAGATATAAAGCTTACTCAACCGTCTACTTCTGGGCAAATTGGTGGTGAAGCTTTTAATATTATTAACAATGCTGCTGAAGTTAGCCTTAGATGGAAGCTTGTTAATGGTGCTGCTATGAGAACTATTGGCGATTATTGGCTACGATTTGGTTATGCTGTTCAAAAGTTTGGTAGTATTCCTGCTAACTTTAAAGCTATGAGTAAGTTTACTTATTGGAAACTTCAAGAAACTTATATTATTTCTGCTCCTATGCCTGAAAGTTTTAAGCAGGCTATTCGTGGAATTTTTGAAAAGGGTGTTACTGTTTGGTCTAACCCTAGTGATATTGGAAATATTGATATTTCTGATAATGAGCCGGTAGGAGGAATTACACTATGAGTAGTATTAAGCGTGGTAGTGGTGCAGATATTATTTATGATAGCTTTCTTTATGGTAAGAGTAATCGTAATCCTGTTGGTCATAGGGTTGCTTTAATTGAGCGTATGTATATGCGTATTCTTACTGAGCTTGCTGTTAATAGATTTAAATGGACTGGACTTCCAGATAATATTGATAAGCGTTTTCTTGAAGTTACACTTTTCTATTTTGCGCTTTCTGTATTTTATTACGATAAAAGATTTAATAAGCATCTTGCTCTTAGAGGTGGCGGTACTAATTGGATTAACGCTCAAGATAACCCTGTAGGGTTTTCTGTTGTTGGAAATAACTTTCAAGGTATGAATGTTAGTGCTATGCGAGAAACAGAAAATGCTGGTATAGCTGTTCCTATTTGGTCTAACTATATGCGTATGCCTGATCTTGATATTGTCACTGTTTATGCAAATAAGTTTGCTGAGCTTGATCGCACTATAGAAATAAATTCGCTTAATGCTAGACGTACTAAGGTTGTTGTTGCTCCTGAAAATCTAAAACTTTCTATGCTAAATATTAATAGAATGGTTGATGAAGGACAAAATCTTATTCAAGTTAATACTCGTCTAGAAGATCTAGAGTTTATTAAAGCTCTAGATTTGGGTATAGACCCTGACTCAATTGAAAAACTTCATATTCTTAAAGTTCGTCTTTGGAATGAAGCTATGGGGTATCTTGGAATTGATAATGCAAATCAAGATAAAAAAGAACGTCTTGTAGCTGATGAAGTTGATGCTAATGATAGTCAAACTTCTCTTATGCGAAATGTTAATCTTCAAGCTAGGCAGGAAGCTTGCTTGCTTATTAATAAAATCTATGGTCTAGATGTTTGGGTTGAATACAATACCGAAGTTGAAAAGAGAGAGAATCTTCTTTTTACTGCGGCTGTTAATCAAACCTTTAATACTTCTGTTAGTGAGGATGTTGAATAATGGCTACGTTTACTTTACCACTATGGAAAGTAATTTCTAGTAGTGGTGGTGTGCTTACTAAAGTTGATGGTCTTTCTGTTATGACTGGTGGTGATATTGGTCTTAATAATTATCCAATTTTTGATTCTGATTATCGCGCTCATTTAAATGGTCGAATTATTGATCATTATATGAATCGTGAAATTGGTCAAGAAACTGTAGATATGTTTAATCTTGCAATGCGTCGTAAAATGAATGAGATTATGCCGTATTACAATTTGATGTATCTTTCAACTAGAATTACGTTTGACCCTCTTAGTACAATTAATATTAACACTGTTACTACTGGTGATACTACACAAAGTGGTACTACTAGTGGAACAAATGATGCTACTACAACTGCTACTGGCGCTTCTAGAACTGTTGGTTCTGATACGCCGCAAACTATGCTTAGTGGTGATGGTGATTATGCCAGTAGTGCTGCTGATGTAAATAGTGCTAGTAGTAATACTGCTACTGCTACTAATACTGGTACTGAAAGTAATACTATCAATGCTGGTAATGATAGCACTACAACTGGTTATCAAGGTGCTGTAAGCGATTTGATTATGCGCTACCGTGAAAGCCTTATTAATGTTGATCTTGCAGTGATTGACAATCTCGAAGAATGCTTTATGCAAATTTGGGATAATGGAGATAGTTACTATAGTCAAAATGAAAGGTTGTTTCTCTAATGATTCCTCTTATTAATTTCCCTACTTACAGGCAGTATAATAATATTACTCCTTTCACTGTTAGGGATGGTGCAACGCATCTTGAAGTTCTTGAAAGTCTTAGAAATTGGATGCTTGATACTCTTGTCCCTTATGTTGATAGTGAAGTTACTCTTCTAACTGATGATTTTCAGACTCAAGTTACTAGTGTTATTACAGCTGTTAACGCTGCGCTTGTAGATGTTAATACTAACAGCACTACTGTTGCTGGCTTTGTTGCTACTGTAACAAGCCTTGCAAATAATGCTAGTGCGTCTGCTGCCGCGGCTGCTACTTCTGCTGGTGCTGCTGCTGGTTCTGCTGGTGCTGCTGCAACTAGTGAAACTAATGCTGCTGCTAGTGCTGCTACGGCTGCTACTGCTGGTGCTGCTGCTGGTACTACTGCTGGTACTACGGCTGGTACTGCTGCTGGTACTACGGCTGGTACTGCTGCTGGCACTACTGCTGGTACTAGTGCCGGTACTACTGCTGGTACTGCTGCTGGTAATGCTGCTATTACTGCTCAGAAAAATGCTGCTAATGGCATTGCCGGCCTTGATGCTAATAGTCGTATTGCTGATGCTCAACTTCCTACTAGGGTTAGAGCTGCTAATCGTCAGATTTATACTACAGCAACACCTACTACTTTGAGTGCTATTACTGATGCTGTTGTTGGCGATCAGGTTCTTATCACTACTCCCGGTACTGGTATTAGTCCTTTTGTTGCTGAATGCTGGTCTACTCCTGCTAGTGTTAATTCTAAGTGGCGCCCTGTTACTACTATTGTTGCTGATACAACTGCTAATCTTAATACGTTTATTGCTGCTTGGATTGCCGATACAGATTTGACGTTTGCTGTATTTAGTTTTATGCATTCTCTTGATGGTAACTGCTATTTTAGAGTTACTACTACGGCTGGTGTTAAGACATTGTTTGCTAATGATCTTGGTGCTGTTGCTAAAATGGATATGCAACATGCTGCTGTTGCTGCTGGTGTTACTGGCTCTACTATTGATACGCATGTTTTTCCCTCTCTACCTTTTGCTACAAGAGTTATGGCTAATCTTCTTGCTAGAGCTGGTGGAAATGCGTCGCTTGCTACTCATAGTTTGGCTGTTGCTTCTTCTGCTGGTACTCCGCAAAAAGTTTTGGATACTGTACAAGTTGAAATTGCTGCTACAAAGTATGCTGATATTGTAGGTGCTTATTACCTAGATATCCCTGCTAATACTGCTGCTACTGTTACTATTACTAGTGCAATTAGTGCTGGTAGTAGTGCTTGGCGTCTTTCTTCTAGTTACACTAGAATTACTACGGCTTAAGAAATTTAGAATAGTGCCACTACCTACGCATATTAAAGAGTTTGGGATTAATCTCATTATTTTTCATGATGATGGTTCCAGAAAAATTTGCTATAAAACAAATGATCTTTGGCGTGTGCAAGGTGGTGGCACTATTCGCCGTTTTGGTAATATTCTAAACTACATTGCTACTGATACTTCTGTAAATATTTGTTACCCTACTCCTAATGCTAACTACTGGATTATAAAAGCTGGGCATGTTGGTAATAGATTTGACTGGCCTTTTGATCCTAGAGATTATGAAGTCGGTGGTACTGTTACTGATAATTATGCTGAGCATATTGCTCGTGGTTCAGGTGGTGGTATTGACTTTGGTTATCCGCCGGCTACTGCTGGTGCTCCTATTCATGTTGTTGGTGCTGGTACTGTTATTGATTCTGGCTATAATATCTACGATGGTAATTATATTACTGTTTATCATGGCACTGTTCTTGGGCATGATCTTAGTACAATTTATAAGCATCTTGATGCTCCTGCGTTATATAGCTCCGGTGATATATTGAAAGATACCATTATCGGATATGTTGGTAATACTGGTGATTCTACTGGTAATCATTTGCACTTATCTACTCTTGATAATGGTTCTAATATTGATCCTATAGTTTGGTTTGCTACTTATGAACACTGGTGAAGTTAAGTATTATAATTTTGGAAAAGTGTTATCTTTTAACGCTGTTTATAATTTCATTGTTGGCGC